GAAGCTGACCTGTTTGGCATGACGACTTACTATATCAATCAGCTAAACATGGGCGACCCGGCCAACGCTGACCATGTGTCTCGCTTGCGTAGGCTAATTGGCAGCCAAGATATTGCAGGCGCAATGCGAGAGGCTCCTTCGCTTGCTCCTTACTTGAGCCATCTTTTGTCTGATGCAAGCGCCGCAAAGGACTACGACACTTTTGCTAATCGGCTTTTGATTGACCGGGCTGAGTTGATTGAGCAGGTTTCTGAACCGGCTCGTTTGGAGGCTGAGGCTTTAGCTCTTCAAAACGTGTTGAGCATTCAGCTTGGCCAAGAGGACCGTGTTAGTCAGATTCGTGGCAACTTTGGCCGCATGAACACGGCAAGCATTGGCCTTGTGCTTGACAATACGCTTGGCGCACTGAGTGAGCTTCGAACTAACATCCCCATGCAGCGCGACGAAGATATGCGCGGCGCAATGCAGGACGAGGTTCGCCTTACTGTTGATGCAGTCCAAGAGGGCTTGTTCGACAACCTTGCTCGGATGGAGCTTAACCAAGACGAGGTTGACCGAGTCGCTTCTGCATTTGCGTCTCGCAATCCTGATCTTCTTGAGCCACGCGAGCGTCAAATCTATGAGGGTCTTCGCAGGCTAAGCCGTTTTGACTCTAATGTCTTTGACAACTTTGCCAGCAATTTGGACAGCTATCGCTCTAGGTCTGCTCGCTATCAGCAGGCTCGTGATGAGATTGCTGCTCGTGACTTTGTTGAAGATCAAATCTTTCCGAACGCTGGCATCCTGCCAAATCTGCCGCCAGATCAAATCGCAACCGCAGCTTCCAACTTAGCTCAGGCTATTGATTCTGCACCGGCCATGACGGACACGGTGCGCAACCGAGCGCTCAACCTTATCAACACAAATGCTTCTCGCGGCATGTTGGCTTCTGCGTTCTTCGAGGCTGGCAACACCTTGGATGTAGAGCTGTTTGAATCTTATGCTCGGAACGGGGTGCTTCCTCCCGAGGGGCTTCCTCAGCTTCCCGAGAACGTCATTGCTGCTATCGACATGGCTCGCAGTTTTGCCAATCAAACTGGCAACGCTTCTACGCTACCTACTGAAATCGGGCGCGCTGTTGGCGAGGCCAATGAACGCATCAGGATCAATCAGCAAGAAATTGAGCGCAATCAAACCTTCAACCGCATTATCTTGGGCGGGGGTAACTTTGAGCGAGCGGTTGATCGTGAGGCCGCCGACGCGCTCTTTGCTCGGCAATGGACTCGGGAAACCAACCAGCCCTTGCCGCCTGACCTGCTTGATAACCCTGAATACCTTGCGGACTCTACCACAAGCGCTGCTTTGTCGAGCATTTACTCGCAGACTAATTTCCTGCCGCAGATTCTTTATGATTCGTTTAACTCTGTTGGCCGTGGTGCAATCCGCCCAAACATGGGAACCATTCTTGGTCACTGGGAGCGTTGGTCAAATAGGCCAGATGGCACTCGTCCTGCTGCCGTGAACGCACTTAGCCAAGATGTTGTTGGCGTGTTGGACATGATGTCTGAGGCTGCTGAAATCTTTGGCACTGATGAAGCTGGCCGCATTCGTTTCTCTGAGATTATGCGCGCCTCGGCTCAGGTAAGGGGTGAGGGCTTTGCGCAACGGGCTGAGGCTTACCTCGGTCAGCCTTTCAACGAGTTCATGCAAAGCGTTGACGGCTACACTCAGCTCCCCGCTGACCAACAGCGCGCTTTCCAAACATATGCAAGCCACCTGATTGGATTCTCAACGGCTGCGCCTGAGGCTGGCGGCAATGCTGACTATGTTAGAGAGCGGCTTGAGTCTCGACTGTCTGACTATGCTCCGGACAGCGAAGGTCTTGTGATGCAGTTTGGCTCGGATGGAAGGATGACAAGTCGGACTCCTTACGACCTGAGCAAAACTGTTCCGGGCAATGAGAGGGACTTCTTGAGGTTTGCAAATGAAGAAATTGCGCTAAGGTCTGACGCTGCCCCCATCATGCGCACTGATGAAGTTGACCCCAGTCAGGTGCGCGGGAATATCTTTCTTCGATCCTCTATGCCGCAGCGCCGCTCTGTTCTTGTGCCTATTCCGGGGCGAGATGCTCGTGGCGGTAGCTTGTATCAGGTGTATCAGATCAATACTGACACTGATGAAATCCAAATGGTCATGCGCAATGACATGCCGGGTCAGCCTCTAATCCTCAGCACTCAAGAACCGGCATTCAGATTGCCCCTTGATATTGATCTGGCACTTCAGCGCGCCGATGAAATAAATGCAGGGCAAGCAAGGCAAGAGATGCTGGGGGTTCGGCGCTTTATTCCTGGCTTGCAACCCGGCTCCGTTGGGACTCAACCCGGTCTTTTGGAGGAATACTGATGGCGGTTACTCTTGACGAGGCTGGGCTTGGCGCGCTCCCTGTTGGCCGCGCACCAAGAACAACTGATCCTCGTTTTGGGGAGGTTCTGTCTGCAACGACTGGGTATTATCTTGATCCTGCGGCTGAGCGGTTTCGCAACGTAGCAACTTATGGCCTTGTTCCAGAGCAAGGCTTTGACTGGCGATCATCTGTTCCTGAGCGCCACAGCATGTTTGCTTCTTCGTATGGCGCAGCGGTAAACGCAGAACACGCAGCTGAGATTACTCGTGCCATTGATGAGTCGATTGGGCGTCGTCAAACTATGGCTGAAGCTAGCCTTGGTCAGGTTCTTCTTGCCGAAGTTCTTAACCCTGTAAACCTGTTGGCGATTCCGATTGGTGGTCCTGTTGTCCGGGCTGGTAGTGTTTCTGCGCTGCGCACTATGGGTAGGGCTGGTGCTGCTGCTGGCGCAACCGGGGCTGCTTTAAACTTTGGCTTGGTTCAGCCGTTTGACCCTGTCCAAAGCACGACTGAGAGCTTGGTAAACACGGCAAGCTATGCTGTATTTGGCGCTGCATTTGGTGGTGTAGCCTCTATCCCGGCTTCTACTCGACTAGCTGCTCAGCAAAGGCTGAGAGAGCAAGCTGCGCTGCTTGGCAATATTGCCTTGCGCGCTAATGAACTTGGCGTTGCTGACACTAGCACAGCGCCTCTGCGCAGGGCTGAGCGCCCTCTTGGCAATGTAGAAGATGTTGAGGCGATCAACCGGCAATACCTAGAGCAAATTTCTGAGCTACAACGTGAGCTTTCTATTGTGGTGTCTGGTTCGCGCGAAGCTCGCAACATTCAAGATGGGATTGCCACGCTTCAAGCTCAACGACAGCCATACGCTCAAGAGGCTTTTGCTCGTGACCTAGAGTCTATGGGCATTAACACGAACGACATTTATCGCCCGTCTCAAGGCGGGGATAACTGGTTCCTTAACTGGGTAACGACTCCGGCTCGTCGCATCCTGACTGCTGATTATGGTGGGGCAAACAACACTGCTAAGCGTGTCATTGCTGAGTTGGCGTATGACAGCGGACTTCAGCTTGAGCTTCAGCGAGCTGGAGCTACGAGCGGTTTGTCGGTGTATCAACGGGCTGCTGCTAACCTTGGTGAGTTTGCCCAGACCAACGACAAGCTGCGCGCACTTTGGGCTGAAGACACTGGCGCTCCTGAGATTGGAAGCTCTGTTCTTGCTGGTGTCGATCTTAATGCAACGAATGTGCGCCGAGACATTGGTCGTGTAGCTTCTAGCGTCACTGGCACAACCCGCAGGCAACCGGCTACTCAGGCTGAGTGGCTTGCCGAAGTGAGTCGTAAGCGCCTTCTTGGCGAAGAGATGACTGACGCTCAGTCTCGCGCGTCTGATTTGATCAATCGTTACTTTGAGATGTGGGAGCAGCGCCTTATTGAAACTGGTCAGCTTCGCACTCGCAACACTGTGCGCGCTGAGGTTGAGCGGCTTGGTCAGCGTGTTGAAGACTTGCGCGTTTTGCTCACTCAGAAGGACACGCCATACAACCGAGCTGCATTGAGGGGCGCAGAAGAAGACTTGGCGCGCTCTCGGTTTGAGCTTGAGAACTTGCCTAGCGGTTCTGCTGAGCCTCACCTTCCCCGCTACTGGCGGCTTGAGCAAATCCGCCAGCGGCGTGATGAGTTTGCCAATATCCTCAAGGGTTGGTTCCGAGAGAATCCTTACATCACGCGCTTCAATGAAGAGACTCGTTCTTGGGAACGCATTGCGCTTGGGACTGATGAGGATGCTATTGCGCGTCGGGTAGATCAGACTATCGACAATATCTTGGGTGAAAATCAGAACAAAGATATTGAAGAGGTTTTTGTTGGCGGTGGCCGAAGCACAAACATTCAAGCTCGTTCACTCGACATCCCAAACAGCATGGTCGTGGACTTCATCGAGCTTGATCCGACAGCGCTTATGGCGACTTACGCTCGCAGGACTGCACCTCAGTATCACTTCCGCAAACAGTTTGGTGGCAAAAGGGAAGAGGTTCTGACGCGAGTGACGGACAGTATGCGAATGAACAACGTGCCAGAGGCACAGATTCAAGCATACGTTCGTGACTTTGATGTTTTGTATCGGCGTGTTGTGGGTCGGGTTGTTGAGAATCCTGACACCCTCAATCAGAAAACTGCTGCGTTTCTTCGCGACATGGCATCGTTCACATTCCTTGGCGGCGCTGGTCTTGCTGCGGTCGGTGACTTAGGCCGCATTGTTATGGAAAACTCTATGCCTACGCTTGGGCGTAGTATGCAGTCTTTTTTTGACCCGACGATAAGAGCCATCAACAAAAATGAGCTGCGCAAGTCTGGCGCTGCTTTGGATATGCTTCTTGGCTCTGCATATCTTCGCGTGATGGACGACCAAAACTTTAACGTCCTGTCGAATACGCGCATGGATAGGTTGCGCAATGCCTTTTACACAGCAAATCTTCTTGGTCCAGTCACCACGATTGGCAAAGAGTTCGCTGGTATGAATGGCGCTCACATGCTGATTGACTATTCTCAGCGCCTTGTTCGTGGCGAGGCATCTCCTGCTGAGATGGCTTATCTTGCTCGGTATGGGATTAACGGCGATACAGCGCGTAGCATTGCGGATGCGCCTTGGCAAACTGACCCGAACACTGGGCTAATCTTGGCCAACACTGACGAATGGCTCAACACGCCCACTATGACTCAGGCCGATGGAACTGTCGCTCGCATTAGTGACGGAGACGGCATAGAGGTTGGCGGTCGCTATCAGCCCGTAGTGCGCAATGAAGACGGCTCCTTCACTGTAGACTATGACTACATTGAACGTGAGCTTTTCCCACAGCGCAGCTGGACTGAGCCGCGTCGCTTGCCTCAAGTAACAAGTGCGACTCGCAAGTTGAAGGATGCTCAGAGGTTTGACGAGCGCCCGTGGACTGGTGCGCCTTACAACCTTCCTGAAGATGCAATCACCAGCGAGCAGCAATGGCTTAACTTCCTTGCTGCGCGTGATGCTTATCTGCGCACGAACGAAACATTCCTGAACCGCCAGCGTTCTTTGCTTTCGTTAACCAACGAAGAGATTGTTCAGCAGGTTGGGCGTGAGTTCAACGTAGGCCGCATTGTTACTGACCCTGAGATTGTTCGGGATGTGTTCAGCCGTCAGAATCAAACCGACCTTCTTGGCTACCACCAGTATTCGTTTGTAAGTAGCCGGGGCCAAGTGGAAGATGGTGTGGTTTACTTGGACATTGCTGGCATCCGAAAGTATTGGCGCAGGGTGCAGCGCAAGCTCGAAGACCCGCGCGCTTCTCTTGATGAGATCAACGACCAGCTAGTCACTGGCGACATCGACCCAGTTGCTTATCAACATCGTCGGGCGCTCTACGAAAACGTAGATCAGTTTCAGAATCCAAACGACTTCGCTGAGTTCATCCTGATGCACGAGCTGCATCACGGGAAGATTGCACAAGGCAGGATGTCTTTGCCTGAGTATGAGGCGCGCATTGATGATGCGGCTTTGGCTTACATGCGCGAGCGTAGAAAGCAGAAGACGGCTGTTTCTGACGCGGCGACTTCTCATGCTTTTCAGCTTTCTCAGGGTGGGGCTATGCCTGAAGAGGCGTTTGCTACACCGACTGCCTATCGCAACTTCTTGGTGCAGCGCGCAATCCTTGAGAATGACCCGACTTACAGCTTCAGAACCATTGGCCTTGATGGTCGCAAGAAAAACGATGTGTTCTTGCGGGACATTGTGCTGGACAGAGAAGCGCGTCGCCTTGCTGAGCAGGCAGAGAGAACGTCACAAGAGACGGTTAATACCTTCCGTGGCGCGTTGAAATCTCACGTCGATAATGTGGTTATGTCGGCTACTGCTATGGACCGGCCTACCATTATGGATGGCATAGTTTACTTGCCCGAGCGTTACGGAAAGCTGTTTGGCTTGGAGGCTGACCCTAACGTGCCGGGGTATGTGCGCATCGAAAATGGCTTCTTGGCATTGCCCTTGCAGTTCTTTGGATTTGCTATGGCTAACGTCAACAAGACTGTTGGTGTTATGATGCAAGGCGCAGTGCGTAATCGTTTGGCTGGCGTAGCTTCGATGATGGCGCTTGGTTACATGATTAGCTCTATTCGAACGCCTGATTATGTTTGGGACGATATGTCTGTTCAAGATAGGTTGGGCAAGTCGTTTGACATGTCTGGTGTGGCTGCACTTTACAGCGACTTGTTCTACACCACGCTTCAGACCAGCCTTGCTCTTGGCGGGCCAAACATCACAGGGGGCTTCATTCAGCCTCGCTACCCCCAAGACCCAAACATGGTGGATGCGGTTACCAACGTAACTGGCGCTGCTAGTGGGTGGACTGCTGATATGGTAAGGTCCGCAGCAACATTTGCATCGGGGGACTATGGCGAGGGTGCGTCTCAGTTCATTCGAAATCTGCCTTTCTCGAACCTGTGGTTCTTGAGGGAAGACATCAATCAACTTGGTCGTTACATCGCCAACTGACGGAGACAGGCATGGCTATCAATCTTGCAGATAACAACCCCCGGGTGGTTTACACGGTGGCTGAGGGTGCATCTCAGTCGGTGTTTGCGGTGCCGTTTGAGTTCTTCGAAGATTCAGATATTAAAGTCTATGTCGATGGCACTCTGAAGGCTGAGGGGACTGATTACACCTTGAGTGGCGGTGATGGGGCCACTGGCACTCTGACGTTCAACTCGGCTGTGGTGGGTGCGACTGGCGGCTCTAGCGTTCTTTTGTTCCGGCGCATTGCTATCGAACGCACGACTGACTTTCAGCAAGGCTTGGAGATCAGCCGCGCTGCACTGAACGCTCAGCTTGATACGTTGACCGCTCTTGTTGCTGACATGAATGATCGCTGGGACAGGGCAATTCACATTCCTGACTCAGATGTTGGTCAGGTTGTGTTTGAGCTTCCTGACTCTTCTACGCGAGCCGGTAACTATTTTGCCTTCGATGGAAATGGCGACCCGGTTATGACATCGGGGACTACAAGTGAGATCATTGTTTCTGTGTTCGGTGAAACGATTATCTCCAAGGACAATGGTGGTGAAGTTCTTACTGCTCTTGGCGTGACCTCTGCGGGTCAGGCGCTGCTGGATGATGCAGATGCTGCGGCGCAAAGAACGACTCTTGGCCTTGCTGCTGGTGCCACCACTGGCGCACTTAACACTTCTGATTGGGAAGCTGGCACTAGCACTACAGAAGCTATTGTGTCGCCTGCCAAGGTTTCTGCTGCGATTACATCCTTAGTGCCGCCTTCTGGTTTGGAGTATTACGATGGTGTTGATGGAGTGATTTACGATCACGCCGTTGACGGCGATCAAACTTACATTGAAACGCCAAACTTTGAAGATGGCTATGAATATGCTGTGTTGTTTGTCGGAATGGCAAATAATAGATTGTTAAGCATTGACGTGTATTGGAGTTTAGATGCGGCGTGGAAAGAGTCTGTTAACGTTAATTATTATACTGGAAAAAGTAGCAGCATCAACACCGCATCAGCTACAGGCACATACATAGTGGACATACCTCTTCCGCGCTTGGGAATTGGCGCAATTCCTTTCAAACACAATATCCAAGTGTCTGGCGCCACTGCTGCTACCAACTCTGCATCTAAAGCTAACAGGCTAAGGTTTAGTGGCTATAGCAGTTTTGCTCGTGGAACTTGGACTGCGGGCAAGGCTATCATGCTGCGGCGAGCTGTTAATCTTTAACGAGTTGTGATACGCTATACGCAATCCGAAATGAACGGAGGCCAACATGGCACAGAACACTGACATCGTCCTCACGGCAGACGACTGGACGCAGCTCACCGATGCTGACGTCACGTCAATCACGTTCCAGAACAAGGGAACGTATTACATGCTGGTGAAGGGCACGACTGACACCACCAAACCTACAAGCGATGACGGCGCAGTTCGCTACAATCCGGGGCAGGGAGAGCGCAACGTAGCTCTGTCTGATCTGTTCCCCGGCATTGCTGCTGTGCGTGTCTGGGCATATGCGCCCAAGTCGATTGAGGTTTTGGTAAGCCATGCGTGAGATCGTATCCCCGCTATCTGGCATTCGCTCGCCGTTTGGGCGTCTCCTGAGCAGCACGGCCTTCGACCCCGTGTCCCTCTTTGCCTCTGGCGAGGAAGGCGCTCTGTTCCTGCCGGGGCCGACGACCTCTTTCCTGTCCACGACTGACCTCACGCCCGCAGGTGCCGGGGATACTGTCGGGTTCCAACTGGATACAAGCCAAGGGGCTGGGTATTCGGGTGGCAGCTTTACGGGGCTGGGGAGTGAACTGGTCACGAATGGGACGTTTGATACAGACATTACGGGTTGGACGGCGGTAGGGTCTTCTCTAGCTTTGTGGGATGCTTCTGGTTATCTGGACATTCGCCGCAATGGACGACCCATTAACGCGCAAGGGGCAACCTCGCCAATAACTTGTGTGGTGGGCAATACCTACTTTGTGGATTTCCAAATTGTCTCGGCATCTCACGAAGTGCAGTTTTCCGTTGTTACTGATCCGAACGACATTAGTGGCACCGGAGTAACCAATATTACAAACCTGACGGCAGGAACATACTCCCTAGTTTTTACGGCGACGGCTACAACTCATTACGTTGCATTTAGAAATATCTTGTCCACAGGCGCGACAGCCACCATCGACAACATCTCCGTCCGCGAACTCCCCGGCAACCACGCCACGCAGACGAACCCCGACGCGCGGCCTGTCCTTGCCCGTGTGCCGAGCGGCGGGCGGCGGAACCTGCTGAGTTATACGGAAGAGCTTGATAATGCGGCTTGGATAAAAGTAACTGGAACGGTTTCAGCTAATACGGACGGCGTTGCGGACGAGTTAAAAGAACCTGCGTCTGGCACTTCTCGTGTTCAAATACGGCAAGACTCGGTTGCTTTGCCGGAGATTGGGAAGGACTACACGTTCAGGCTTAAAATAAAAGAAGTCACGTCCACTCCAAAAAGATACTTGGCCGTTGCTTCTTCAAGTTTGAATTTTGGTTCGCAGTGCATTGTCATATTTGACCCGGCAGACGGGTCTGTAACATACGACAACGGCAATGGCGGGACGCCAACAACGAGTGGACCTGACGTTGATGGCTATTTTACGGTCACAATTACGGACACAGCAACCAATGGCTCCGACAGTATTGGGTTTATTGTTTACGGCACTGACAGCGCGTCTAGTATTGCCAATTACTCCTGTTCTGGTGCCAGCATTGCCTACGTAAAAGAAGCACAACTCGAAGAAGCCTCCACCGCCACCGCCTACCAAAAGGTAGTCTCCGAGTATGACGTGACCGAGGCGGGCGTGGATAGCCTCTGGTATCTCGACTTCGACGGGGTGGATGATAGTCTTGCGTTTGAAGGTTCGTGGTTCAACAGCACAGATGTTACGATGGCTGCTGGCTATAAAGAGTTTGGCCTAATGGGATTTGCTAAAAACTCGGTTGATAACGACAGGTATGTGATTATTGACAGCGCTGTCAACGGGAACAGAGCGAGTTACGCATTTAATACAGCCTCCCGCCCCAGCAGCACGTTGCCTTATGATTCACCTTCTGTTGTTTTTGGTTTCTTTGACGCAACTGCTAAAACGGCTACGGTTAGATCAAACGGCGTAGATGGCACAGAGTCCGCAGCCGCTGCCGGTGTTGTCTCTGACGCCAACATTTTTTCCATTGGTCGGGTGTTCAGGAATATATCGCCGTTAACAAGCGAAACTACTTTCTTTGGCGGGATTGCTATTGATCGCGTTCTCACCACCCAAGAAATCTCCGACACTGAAACCTTCCTCGCAGACAGGAGCGGCGTCACGCTATGACAGATCAGCTTGAGTTTTCCCCCGGCGAAAAAGCAAAGTGGATTGTCGGCTTTCCTGCCGACATGGACAACTGCGAAATCGTCAGCAAGAACGAGGACGGCAGCTACAACGTCCGTTATCAAGTCTATGGCGCTGGCAAATGGTATGATGGTGTGGGTTACCCCGGCTCTACCAAGTGCGGCGGCTTGTTCAAAGGCACTGTGAACTTTGAGAGGATGGGATAATGCCTATCCTCACCGTAGCCTGCCCCGAGGCAACCCGCTCCGACGCTATTCAGATGCGGCTTGTGCATGGCATGAGCGTGGGCCAGTCGGCCTCTGAGCTAATGGATACATTCTCCGCCCAGTATCAGGACGCGCAGGGCAACCGCTACCGTGTCCTGTCTACGCCTGCCTCTCAGACGGCAATCGACATGATGCTGGCCTCGCTGCAATACGCTGACCTTCAGCGACCCCCGATGGACGTGCCTGACGAGGACGGCAACTACCTCATCAACATGGCAGCAGCCAACCGCGCCCACGACATGCTCAGGGGCAACGTCTGGCTACCCGCACAGCCTGACCCCGAGACGGGCGAGATGCCTGACAACCCCGTGCCGCAAGTGGACGCCACCAAGATCGTCGCCGTGGTCGGCATGAAGGGGACCGATGCAGTCGCCGCGATGGGCCTGCAAGCGATACCGATGGAGATTTAAGCCGTGGACCTCCTTAACACCCTCATGAACTGGGTCGTCGCGCCGGTCGCTGCGTTTGTCTGGCTGCTGCACAACAAGACGCAGGTCAACAGCACGGACATCGCCGTGCTCAAGGCAACGCAGGCGGCGAACAAGGAGGCTCATGACCGGGAGTTTAAGGAGATGAAGGAGAGCTTCCGCGCGGTGATGGAGAAGCTCGACAACATAGAGACGCATCTGAGGAAGTGACGCCATGAGACGCTTCGACACGATCATCATTCACGCATCGGCCACGCCGCCTGACTGGATGAAGGGCAAGGGCGTTAAAGCCAAGCGCGACGAGATTGATCGGTGGCACCGGGAGCGCGGCTGGTCTGGCATTGGATATCACTATGTCATCGACCGCGACGGCAAGGTCGCAACCGGGCGGCACCTCAATAAGACCGGCGCGCATGTGAAAGGCCACAACACCGGCAGCGTCGGCATCTGCCTTGTGGGTGGCCGCTGGCCGCATGGGCCTTGGGGGCTGGCTACTGACGACTTCGCAGATCACTTCACGCCTGAGCAGGACGCGGCTCTTCGCAGCCTTATCACTGACCTGTGCGAGCGGTATCCGGCGATCACGCACATCAAGGGCCACAACGACTACACCGACCAGAAGGGCTGCCCGTGCTTCAAGGTGTCGGAGTGGCTCACAGGCGGGCGCACACGGCCTTCTGTGCCGAACACGGTAGCTGCACGCCCGAAACCCCAGATCGTCGCTCCTGAGCCAGCACAGCGACCCACAGGGCTGGCTGCACTTCTGTCTCGCATCTTCTCGTTTCTTGGCAAAGGTGGCCCGGCATGACTTACGCTCCGCTCGCTCGCATCCTGTTGCGCTATGGCGTGGGTCTTATCCTCGGCATGGAAGCTGGCGACTTCTTGGCAGGCGACCCTGACATTGTGATCTATGCTGCAATGGGTGTGGGCGCTGCGGTCGAGGTCGCATACGGCTTTGCTAAGAAGAAGGGTTGGGCAACATGACAGACATCATTGCAGCTATTGTGGCCATTATTGCAGCGATTGGGGGGCTGGCAGTTGGCAACATCTGGGGGCGCATCAAAGGTGAGCGCACAGGTTGGCAGGCTGCGAATGCAGAAAGGATGCGAGAGAATGCAGAAAGGATGCAGAAAAGCCGTGAGGCTGTTGGGGATGGTCGGGCTTCTGGGGATAGCCCTGATGACCGGGTGCGGAAAAACGACGGTGTTTGGTGATGCGGGCTGCGAGGGGTATGGTGAAGCGAGGCTTTCTATGCCCCGCCCTCTGGATACATCGCCGCTTGCGTTTTGGGCAGCGGACCTAGATGATCGAATGACAGCTCTTTGCAGATAGCGCCGTCTTGATTTCACCGCCCTGTATCTCTGCGCGGCGCTTACTCCCCCGGCTTAATCGCCGGGGGCTTTTTCAAAAACAGGATTGCCGAAGTCTGGCGGCTCGACGCCGTTGGAACCGTTTACCCAGCCGCTTAGATACGCCTCCGCATGGGCTTTAGCTACTGCGCGGTCAAGGTCCGCTTGGGTATGTAGCGACCCAAGCGATGCGGCTTGTCTCCAGCGGTGCCGCTCCGCCTCGGCTTCGTCAAGGGCGGCCAGCATCGCTTCGGACAAGCTAACCGCCTCCGCTATCGCCCGATCCAGTGCCTTGCCCGCGTCGGGGATGAGGGCGCGCACTCTGTTCCCGGCGTTGTAGCTGAACCCGTTGTCCATTCTCTCAGCCGCCTCTCTCAGCGCCGCAGCCACGCGGGCGTCGGCCTCCTCGCGGGTGATGGTGTCGGGGGTGTCAGTCATCGGTGTTGCCCTCCTGAATTGCGGCGAGGGTGGCGCGAATAGGATCAAGGCAGTCCATAGCAACTCGATATTCTGGGCAATCCTCGCCATCTTGTGCTGCGATATGATCTGCGTCGGCCCGAATGTATATTTCAGCACCTTTCAGTGCCTTCACCGCCTGTTCCAGCTTCTCGGCCAGCGCGTCACGCTCTGCCTCTAGGGCTTCGATGCGGTCGGCTGCTGCGTTGCCCAGCGTTGGCCAGCCTTTGCTGTGGCGAAGCTGGTGGAGCAGTTCTTGGTCAGTCATTGGGGTTCTCCACGGCTTTGCGATAGTTGGTATACGCCTCGAAAACTTCATTGGTTACGCCGTGTGGCATTAGGTGCATCACGTTGACCGCATCCGCCAGCTTCTCAGCCGCCAGCACGATCTGCGCCATATCATGGGCGAGGGCAATCAAAGGAGCGTCACGGGCCTGGCCCTCGGCAACAACAAGACCTGAGAACGAAACAACATCTACGTTTCCCCAGTGGTCAGTTGAAATATGCCAGGGCCCTTCAGATGCGCCTTCCAGCGCCTTGCGGATTTCCTCGATTTTGTTCATGCCTTGTCCTCCCGTGCTGCAAGCATGGCGTCGGCAATGGAAAACGAGTAGGAAGCGATAGTCTTTACAACGTCTTGTGCCGAGGCGCCGTCATCCATTCCCGCTTCAATAATGGACGCGGCTACGCCCGCCATTGCCTGCCCCGCGAACCAGTCGCGCAGGGACATGCCTTGATCGTGGTGCAGGGTTGCAAACGCTGGCCCGCCGTCTTTCTGTTGGTCAGTCATTGGTCTTTCCTCTCTTTGCATCTCTCACCACGTGGCCTTCAGGTAAATCCCCAGCATCCGCCCACCGTGGTCAAGCAAAGCGCGGCTTTCGTCACCAAGGCGCTGGCCTTCGGGTCTGGTTTTGTTCCAGTGCTCTCGCGCTTCCTCTAAAGTAAAATACCGACAACCTGCGATCAGCATCGGCTCGGTTTTTGCGGTGACGTGGATGAAAAAATTATACCCATCGCTGCGCTGGCCGCAGTTGATAACTCCGGCACAGCTCAGGTCGGCACCGCTCAGGTTGGCGCCGCTCAGGTTGGCATTGCTCAGGTCAGCACCGCTCAGGTCAGCACCGCTCAGGTTGGCATCGCTTAGGTCGGCACCGCTCAGGTCGGCACCGCTCAGGTCGGCATCGCTCAGGTTGGCACCGCTCAGGTTGGCATCGCGCAGGTCGGCACCGCTCAGGTTGGCATCGCTTAGGTCGGCACCGCGCAGGTCGGCATCGCTCAGGTCGGCACAGCTCAGGTTGGCATTGCTCAGGTCGGCACCGCTCAGGTCGGCATCGCTCAGGTTGGCATCGCGCAGGTTGGCACCGCGCAGGTCGGCATCGCTCAGGTCGGCACAGCTTCCGCCCTCCCCCCTGATCCATTTTGCGTGTTCATCCAGCGCCTTGCGCAATTTCCCAAGTGTCATTTACCTCACTCCTTTGCTTTCAGAACATAGGTCACACCGTCGATCTCGATCTCTCGCCCTTCGCACGGGGCGGTTTCGGGCATGTCGCGCAGATCAAGCCCCGTGATCTCAAGGAAAACCTCAGAATCGAAGTTGGGCAGGCGCTTCACGGCCTCCCGATCTTCGGGTGATGCGTCGTCGTAGGCTTTGCGCCATTCCTCTTTCATGTCGTTGACGCGAAGGTAGCCTCCGGTGGTTTCATGCTCGGGGTGTGCGGCCTTTTCTTCGGCGGTCATGTCTTCAGAACACACCCAAGTCGTCGGGGTGGGAGCATAAAGCCAATTGGGTTTACAGGCGTTGTCCCACTCTTCTCGCGTAAGCCAGCGGTTGAAATAATACCCGCCTTCAGGCGTGATCGTGTTAAAACAGCCGGTGTTGAAGTTGCCGGTGTTCCAGTCGCCGCTGTTGAGGTTGCCGCTGTTGAGGTTGCCGGTGTTGTAGTAGCCGGTGTTAGTCATTGGTTTTTTCCTTTCTCTGCGCGGGTTAGTAAGCATCTGGTGCAAGCGGCTTAGCCCGCCGTGGCGTCTTGAGCTGACGTCTTGGCTTGTCCCATCTGATGCCATTGTTCTTGATGTATTTGTTCAGCCCAGAAAGGCTGATGCCGAGGTAGGCAGCAGCATCCTTCTGTGTCATCTTGTGTGCTTTGCAGTATTCGATGATCTGTCGGCGCTCTTCTTTGTGCCGCTTGCTCATCTCGTGCCACTTCTCAATGCGCATAACGCCTCCAAGAAAAAAGCCCAGCCAGAGGGAGGACTGGCTGGGCAGGTAGTCAGGAGAGAAGTAGCCTGACGTTAGAACGGGATGTCATCGTTCACAAGCCCAGCGTCAGATGTTTCCTGTTGACGCTCTTGTTTGTCGGAGGCTGACATCGTGAGGTAGGGCTTGCCATCTTTCATCTTTTTCCATGCGGCAAGGCGCTTCTCTGCGTTGAACATGCGAAGCTTGACAGGCCCGGTGTAGTCAGGCTGGTTCTCCGCACTCTTTTCGTTTTGAAACAGGGTGCCAATGCGCTGATACACACCGATCACAGTCTTGCCTGACTTGGTTACGTCTTTGACCAAGACCATGTTGCTGTCGATGCCCTCGATGTTGAGCTTGCCCTGCAAGATCATCTGTTGCGTATCGAAGGGAGGGAAGGCCGCGCCTCGGTTGGTGTTGTCATAGTCAGACATTGCTATCGTTCTCCATCATATCCTTGGCATCAGCAATTGCGTTTTCTTTGTATTGACACCAATCTGGCGTAGTGTTGTCGTCGTTGACCGCCTTAGTTTCGCCGTTCCAATAGCATTGACCGCCGCTGTATCCGCGACATGCAACGCTGCCAGACAAGCACTTGGCAACGGGGATGCCTGTATCATCAGGCACAACAATCACAGGTCCAAAGCTCCAGTTCATTTCAGTGTCTCCATATCCAGATTGCTAAGAGGATTAAGGCAGCAAAGAGCAAAAGGTCTGGCGAGCTGTAGTGATCTATCCATCTTCCGCTCATAGCTGCCTCACTTGCGCGCCCGCTATCGCAGGGCGAGCGCGCTGCGTTCACCAGCCAACGCTGGCCTTACCTGCCTTAGAGTCCTCGACATACTTGTTGCCGTCATGCTCACCGAGGAACACGTCGGCGTTGAAGCCAAGGTGCGAAAGCCCTTTGGTCAGGCCATCAGTGACTGCCATCTTGGGCGCGTCTTCGTTAAGCCTGCCCTTCGCTGCATCGAAGAACTTGCGACAGCCGGGGAAGGGGCCGAACGTGTTGCCCTGATTGCCGTGCCAAATAGTGACATCGCAGATCACAGCAGTGTCGCCATTGGACAGGTTCACAAAGCGAGTCTCGCCATGCCAACCCCAGCCCTCACCGACAGGACCAAACGCTTCAGTGGCGCAGCGCACCTGATACATTGGGTCAATCGCAGTGAAGGTGCGAGACCCAAAGCTGACAGGCTTAAGATACTTGGGGTCAGACTTAGCGACCTTGTTCCACAGTTCGAGTGTCATCATCCTCTCCTTTTCGTGATGCGCAGCGAGCCGTTCTTGGCGCGCTTGACGGTGAGCAGGTCGCAGTAAACTTCCCGTTCATTTGCTGCGACCATTTCTTTCAGGCTCTTCTTGGCCCCTTCGAATGCACGAGCTTGATCTTCGTTCTCGACGTAGGTGTGGGCGGCGTCGATGAAGGCGTTGTCTGTGCTGGCGTCACGCTTGACCATGTCGTCCACCGCAATGCGGTCGATGCTAAGGTCGGGGACACTGAAGCCAAGCGGCTCTTCATCGCGTAGAACGCAACCCCAGAAGTCTGACACCACGGCCCACATAGAAGCGAAATACTTATCATCTCGCGCAACGAATGATGCCTCCCACTTGTTGTTGCCGAAGATTGCAGAAAGCCATGCCCCCTTTGCGTCAGCCGCTCTGATGTAGGTTTGAAGCTGGGGCATATAGTATTCGAGCAAGGACTCCATGCTGTTGTGAGCGTTGGTGTGCTTGGCTTCTACGATCTCGTTGTTGCCGGTCATGCCGTCGATGGTGGCTTTGATCGGGATGTCTCCGATGTTTTCGAAGAACATTTTTTGGTGGCCCGTGACCTTGAAGCCGACGCGCTGTTCAAACCACTTGAGGTTGAAGGACTCGGTATGAATCCCAAGCTGCACAGCAATGTTATCACTGAGGTCCGAAGGCGCTGCTCGTCCAGTCTTGATCTGCCAGAGTTCAAGCCAGTCGCCTTGCATGATCTTGATGGTGTCGCTACCACCGATGAATCCCATTCTGTTCATGATCTTGTGTCTCTCCAGACTGCTTATGTGCGACAATGTAAGGGGTCAAATCCTCCATTGTCAAGTCGGTGTTGGCGATTAGGTCGTCCAACATTCGATCAGTCAGCCATGTGCTGCTGATGGCTTCGCCCGCCTTCACTCTTTGCTCGGTGATTTTGTATGGGCAAAACTTGGTGACTTGCTTGAAGCTGACGCCGACCGCCTTGGCCTTGGTCACTTCACGGCAAGCATCGATGAAGTCCTTGGGTGGGGGCAAGGTGCGGCCACGCGCATGTTGCACCACATGCTTGGCCACACCTGTCAGATAGTGATTGAACCGCTCACCTGAATCAACACGAGGCAGGTTGGCATTCACAGCCTCGGCCACGTCTTGCAAGGCAACGGCTTTGTCCACGTTGGCAGGGGCAGAGAAGCGAGGCAGCATCTCCTTCTTGAGCCAGCTTCGCACCATCTCCATGCGCACTTCATAGTTCATCAAAGTCTCCCCAGTCAGATTCGCTTTGCCATAGCTCGTCGTCCCAGCGCTCACCGTTGAGCCACGTCGCAGGGTAAGGAACATACTGCATGGGCGTCTGCTCATTGCGAATGTGATCAGCAAAGCGCATAGCCCCAAGCACAATGGTGTTTGGGTCAGCTATCTTGCAGGCATTGGCAAACGCACGGCGCGCATGGCCCTTGCCTACGCGCTTGGGATACGCATTCCAGAACGCATCGAAGAGTTCTTCAGGCTTCGGCGGCTGCCTCAGATTTACGACTGCCATTCTTCATCTCCATCTTGAGTGTGTTTGTGCCCTGACACACAGAAGTGTGATGACACCCCCAGACCATTGCAATCTTGCACAGTGACCAACCTTCATTGCGCAAGGCAAGCCAAGCTCGCCACCTAGCACGGGTGATAGGCTTAACCTTGGTGGTCATGTCCATGATGTCTTGCGGTGAGATACCTGTTTCGGCTGCTGCTTTGGCTACAGCTTGCCTCACCTTGGGACTCATTGCGTCGGCCAGTTTTCTTTGTTGGGATCGAGACGATACTCAGCGTATTGCACCTGATCTTCGAACGGGTGCTGTATCATCTCTTTGAGTATCGGCCAGCCTTCTTTGCGAAGGTCGTAGATACGTGAGGCCAAACGAAAACATCCATGTTGTTCGAGCGCTTCGATGGGTGTGATCTTGCGGCCTTGCGTCAGGTCATTCAGGATGCCCTGTTTCTGATTCATCATCTTCTCCTAACAGTTTGGCGAACACTTCGCCGCTCATGATGACTAGAGTTTGCGGCGTTCCTCGCCGTCTTTTGTAGAGAGCTACGTCTCTATTATCCAAAACAGAGAAGGGGCTAGGGAAGCCTGAGCTGTCTCTGTATTTGACCTCTGCTACCAGCTCGTGTCCCAAGATTTCGAGTTTGATGTCGCCGCTATACTCGCCTCCCAGTGATCCTGAGAGGGGCTGGCGCTTGGCCTTGATGCCGAGGGATTGGAGCCAGTTGACGAACCACTTTTCGTGGTAGGTTCCTTTGTTCTTATTACGGTTGGCCATGTCTCATCCCTGTAGCAGCGAATGCAGATCGTCCAACAAGAGTCCAAGTCTTTGAGTAGGCAGACGTAATGATCTGCCAGCTGCTCACATGCTTCGCACATGGCTTGCTTACCCAGCCTTGGATTTCTTGAGCGCTTCACGGTGTGCTCGCAGTGCATGAAGTTCATGCAGTGCATGATTGACCAAGCGCGCCGTCTCGTAGCGCAGCTCAGTGTCACCCTTCATCGTGCGGTAGTAAGTAGAATCAGCAATGTCTTTCCACTTAAAGGCGTCGAACAAGCTCACGCCTAGCTCTTCAGACTTGGACTGAAGAATCTCAAGGTAGCTTTGCAGGCGGTTGGACATTTGATTCCTGTGTTTCGACACCGGGTGATCAAGCCCGGTGGCCCTGATGTCAGGGTCTTAAATGCCAGCGCACGGAATGTGGCGCATTCGGTAGCGCGCGACCAAAACTGCGAAAGCCGTGACACTTTGCTTCGAGTGTTGATGTTGCGTTGTGTGCGCTGGCATAGGCCTTGTTGCACAAGTGCAGTCAGCCTGTCAACGTGGAACCCACATCTTTGCATTGAACTCGTCTTTTCCAATGCACTTGATCCGGCCCTGCTGGCTTAGCTTCATGATGATCTTGCGGCTGTAGCTTTCAGTCACCCCATACTTGGAGACAAGATGGCGGCTCATGAGAGGCGGGTGTTTCTTGGCGAGGAACATGGCTCGGTTGCACATCTTCTCGCCTGCTGACTCGGTCACACGCTTTCTCAACGTGGCTTGTGCGCCCTTCCTTGCGATGGCTTGCAGCTTGGCTTGCTTGGTAGCGTCGGCTGGTGGAGAGGGACGATGCCCCTCTGCCTTGTTCAGTGCCATCCATTTCTCAGCGTAAGCCTCTTCATACAAGATACTTAAGGAAGTCTTCGTCGCACTGGAGGTCGTGGTCTGGTGTTGGCTCACAGGTTTCTTCCCATTTTTTGGTTGCTCGACGCACAAACTTATCACGGTCAAAGCCGGGATTGTGAGCGGCAAGGATGTCAGCCCACACAAGAATCTGTGTGGGCCAAGAGGCAGATGCACCGAAGTCATCTGCCATCTGCTCAAACGTCGTAGGCTTGGTCAGGTTCAGCGACATAGCGCGCTCCGTTCTTGATGGTGTCAGTCAGTGCGGCGTAACCGCAAATATCAACGAGGCTGTCGAACTGTGCTTCTTCTCTGCACCTGCTGATCTTGAGAAGGATCATGCACATGGCGACCTGCTCGGCCTTGATGGGGTGGCCAAGGTAGGCTGACCACATCGCAGCGGCTGCATCGAAGGAGTGTTCGGCTTCGCCATAGTCACGCTGACGCGCACCATGAATGATGTTGTCAGCGTGATTCAGGATTCGGTGTTTCATGCAATCTCCATCCATTTGTTGCTGCTCATGGTGCGAGCAATCTGATCTTCGCGGTTGCGGCGAGACACCTCGGGATTCTTGAGGTCAGAGGTGTGACTCGACCAGTAGGTCATGGCGTTGTAGAGCGCCCACTTGTTAGCGCCCAGCTCACGCTTTTCGTTGCGCCAGATACCAAGCAGGTTCTCAAGCTGCTTCTCGTTGGTCTTGGTGGTGTTGACTTGACGAGTGAAAGACTTGGCGAGTGTGTGCTTAAAGAATGTCTCCGCCATCTCGTCACTCACCTGCACTCGCATCCACTCACGCCATAGCTCAGGCGATTGCATGAAGGCATTGAGTCCTTGGCCAATCTTGTCAGCGGTGCCTTCGATGTTGATTGACTGAGTGTGCTTGAACTTGCTGCGAGATACAGCGTCAGGCGTGGTGCAGCCATTGAGACACCACAAGCGCAAGCCTTCTGCGTTGGCTTGGAAAGACCAGCTGCCATCGTAGCTGTTGAAGAAGCTGACACGAAAGCGAACGTAGTCACCCACCGCAGGCTCTACAGTGAGGTCATTGAATATGATCTCACCGCGCATCTTGGCTCCACCGTCAGCGGTGTAGAACTTGAGGTCGTAGTCACGGCTGAGGTTGGCTTCCTTCACGGCGTCGATGACTGACTCGACGATGGTGCTGTTGGGAACGAGGCGATAGCGAGAGCCGTGAACACCAAGCACATTGTGGTTGTCGGTGCGCACAACTGCGGATGAGCCGGGTATCTCAATGCCACGGGCATCGAAGACAGGCTGAAGCTCGACCGGGAAGTCCCAGTCATTGGTTACGATGTCGAACATTAATTCATCTCCTGTTAGTTGTAGTCTTTGTGAAGGTTGGCAAGCTCGTTAGCTTCATAGCCTTTGTAGTATTCGATGATCTCTTCGGGCGTCAGGTTGGTGACACGCTTGCCTGTCTCGTCTTTCTTGTGCGGCTCAGGCGGGCGCATATACCAACTGTCTGCGCCGCCTCTGTCATACGGACTGTTGTGTCCATGGTTCATGTTATGCTCCGAAGATGATGAGGAAGAGAAAGGGGATAGCGAAGACCGCTATCACCCCGATGAGGTCACCGATGAGATGTTTCATTAGTCCACCTGTATGATTGCTGGGTTAATGAGGGTAATGGGCTGGTCGCTGAAAAGGCATACGGTCATGGTGCCTTTGTTCTCAGTCTCAACGTCAAGGGTAAGACAAAAGAAACTTCTGTCGACAAAGCTATGGTGCTTCTGCTCTGTCTTGATTTTGGTGATGTTGTGGATGTTCAGTTGCATTTCTCTCTCTCCAAATGATTTTGAAACTCTGGTGAGCTTCGGGTTTGTTTGTCTTTGGCCGCCATACTTTATGCCCTTACCTCCGCGCTCGGGCCGGTGCGTCGGCAGCATGCGGTGGGTTGGGAGCTAGTGGTAGGCAAAGAAAAAGGGCCAGCCGATGAAGGCTGACCCTCTTTGGGTTACGCGATGTCGCGGGTATCTTCGACGCCCTGCGTGTTGGCGGTGGTGCCGAGGTCGGGTGCGATGCCAAGCGCCTTGAGTTCTGCGGCGATGTCGCTGGGGATGTCGGCGGGTTCATCGACGCGGACGTTCGAGCGCTTGGTGCGACCGTAGGGCGTGTAGCTCTGGCCGTTGTCGTTGATGTAGGCGGCGTTCAGCTGGTCCATCAGGTTCTTGAGGGCCATGTCCTTGAGCTGAGCGGCCTTGGCTTCAGCGATTGCGCCCTTCAGGAACATCGTGCTGATCTCGTCCCCGACGTAACGCTTCTGGGCCTGACCGATGCGCTCGCGCGTCTGTGCAACGTAGGATTCGGTGCCTTTGGGGCTGTTGATAAGCCAGTCGAGCTTGTCCATCAGCGCTTCGAAGATGATGCGGCGCTGGAAGGCCATCACGTCGGTGTGAACCCAGTCACCGTTGCGCAGGACTTGTTCGTTCTGGGTCAGGGTCTCGGTGATTACTTCGATAAGGTTCTTCTGGGTTGCGGGCTTCTGAGCAGTATTCTTCGTCATATCTCTTCTCTCTCTTTGTGGGCGAGGACCACCCTCGCCATGTCAGACCAATGGATGAGCCATCCGACGACGCCCGCAGGGCGGCGCTTGCAGTTCGCAATGACAATCCCCGAACGGGTAGACGCAGAACGTAGAGCCACACAGGACAAGTGAGCAGGCATAGAAGGGGGAAGCGAGGATTGTCGTTGCGAACTGTCGGTGGCTCAGCCATGCCAGTCTGACGGCGAGGGTGCGTCCTGCACAGAGAGAGTAAGAGATGAAGAGCGGCAGCTCAGAAGCCCTCAACCCCATACTCTAAGCCTTACTGTAATACTCCAAGACCTACTCCAGAACAGGCGAGGACCAAGGTGATTCGCACACCTGATGGTTGCACTCAGACCCCATGTTCGAAAAGTGTAAGAGATGGCCCTGAAACAGACGTAATAACGCCAGCACATGTTGAGCCTGTGCATTGACAGGGCTTCCTCCAAGGCGGATAAGAGGGGGGTAAGGGGGGTGTTCATGAATACGCCTGTGAAACGTAAGCTGACCACGAAACAGAAGGCTCTGGTTGATACCTTGCTAGCTGAAGGTGGCTCAGTCGCAAGAGCCGCAGAGAAGGCAGGCTACGCTTCTGGTGACTCAGGCAAGGTCACAGCCTACAAGACGCTCAAGCTCCCACACGTGCAGGAATACATGGCTCAGGCCACTCAGGAGAGGCTTGGGTTGAATGCTTTGATGGCTGTTCAACGTGTTGCAGGACTCGCTCAGGGCGCTAAGAGTGAGTACGTTCAGCTTCAAGCTGCGCAAGATATCCTTGACCGAGCTGGGTATAAGCCCATCGACAGAAGCCAAGTGATGGTTGCCGGTGACATCCGGGTGTCGATTGACCTAGGCGACTAGGGCTTACACATTTGGAACATGACTGACGGTGTGTCCTAGTCCATTGGGGATGCTGAGAAGAAGGTGTTCGATAAGTGTAAGACGGTAACAGCGACCTGAGTCTCTCAGTTCTCCCGGAGAAAAATGCCCCAGCAACGATGGGTAGGGGAGGGGGGTAGGGGGAAAAATCGCAACACTCTCCGTTACTATAGGTCCCTCCCTCGTATTTTTTCCCAAAAAGGTTCGATCATGACTGCTGCTGAATGTGTGAAGAAAATGCTTGCTCGCTATGGTAGGGTTCCTGAAGTCTGGAAGGCTAAGGAGATTACCAATGGCTAAGAGTCCTGCTTGGCAGCGGAAGGCTGGTAAGTCTGAGTCTGGTGGGTTGAACGAGAAGGGTCGTCGTAGTTACGAGCGGGAGAATCCGGGGAGTGATTTGAAGGCACCTGTGAAGAGTGGGGACAATCCGAGGCGTGCTTCTTTTCTTGCTCGGATGGGGAACATGAAGGGGCCTGAGCGTGACAAGGATGGCAAGCCGACTCGGTTGTTGAAGTCGTTGCAGGCTTGGGGTGCGAGTTCCAAGGCGGATGCGAAGCGGAAGGCTGCTGCGATCAGTCGCCGGAACAAGTCGAAGGAGAAGAGCTGATGTGTTTTGGCGGTGGTTCGATGAGCTTTAGCAAGCCTGACTATGGGCCTCTTCCTTCTTTGCGGGATGATGAGACTGAGGGTCTTGATCCTGTTTACAAGAATGTTCGGACTGGTCAGCAGCAGCGCGGGATGTTGACGTCTCAGAATCGTTCTTTGCTGATGAGGGTTGGTCGCAATGTCTCGGGTAAATGAGGCTGGGAACTATACTAAGCCGGGGATGCGGAAGAGTTTGTTTAATCGGATCAAGGCTGGCGGCAAGGGTGGCAAGCCCGGTCAGTGGTCGGCTCGGAAGGCTCAGATGTTGGCGAAGCAGTATAAGGCGAAGGGTGGGGGGTATACGTCATGAAGGCTCCTCAGAAGTCTCTTCGTCGGTGGACTGCGCAGAAGTGGCGAACGAAGAGCGGCAAGCCTTCTACGCAAGGCTCGAAGGCGACTGGCGAGCGTTACCTTCCTGAGAAGGCGATCAAGGCTATGAGCGACTCTGAGTATAAGAGGACGACCGCTGCGAAGCGCGCTGCGATTCGGAAGGGCAAGCAGTTTGCCAAGCAGCCGAAGGATGTAGCTGAGAAAGCAAAGAGGTATCGCTGATGGCATGGGTGTTTGCGCATAGTGCTGAGGATTATCAGGGTGAGGTGCATTACTTCTTCGACAAGCCTTACTCTGGTGCGACGCGCACGACAGAGTCTCGTCTGTTGATTGAGGTGCCTGACGCCAAGCCCGCAGCTTCTTCTAAGCCTCCAAGGAGGACCAAGCGTGTTTCTAAACGCACTAAGCCAGAGTGAGCGCGATACGCTCCGTGCTGTGGTGAAGAAGGTTCACATGCAGCATCATCCCAAGGACTTTGTGACTGACTACGAAGCCGACAAGATCATCGAGGCCTTGGGGCCGGAGGTTGCTGCCGGGATGATCAAGGCTGGCAAAGACAGACAGGTGCTTGATTGGTAGAGCTGGTCTACAAGCCTGACGGGGAAGTGCTGAAGTCCTTTATGAAGGACGACACTTTCTTTCGTGGCGTTCGTGGGCCGGTTGGTAGCGGGAAGTCGGTGGCTTGCTGCATTGAGGTGTTTCGCAGGGCGCTTCAGCAAGAGAAGAACGACAAGGGTCTTCGGCGTTCCCGGTGGGCTATCATCAGGAATACCAACCCTCAGCTCAGGACTACTACCATCAAGACTTGGCTTGACTGGTTTCCAGAGAATGACTGGGGCAAGTTTACGTGGTCGGTCCCTTACACTCACATGATTAAGAAGGGCGACCTAGAGCTTGAGGTGATCTTCCTTGCTCTTGATCGCCCGGAAGATGTGAAGAAGCTGCTGTCGCTCGAACTCACTGGCATCTGGATTAACGAGGCAAGGGAGGTTCCCAAGAGCATCATTGACGCCTGCACAATGCGCGTCGGTCGCTTTCCTTCTATGCGAGAGGGAGGCCCGACTTGGACTGGCGTCATCGCAGATACCAACGCGCCGGAAGAAGATCATTGGTGGCCGATCATGTCGGGCGAGGTTCCGATTCCCGACCACATTCCGCGCGAGCAAGCGAAGATGCTGGTGAAGCCAGACAACTGGTCTTTCTATGTCCAGCCTCCGGGGATGGTCGAGGTCAAGAACGAAGACAACGAGATCGAGACCTACAAGCCAAACCCGAAGGCCGAGAACACCAAGAACATGATGAAGTCTTACTACCCGAACTTGATTCAGGGTAAGACGAAGTCATGGATTGATGTGTATGTGATGAACCGTCTTGGCATGGTTCAGGACGGTAAGCCTGTGTATCCATCCTTCTCTGCGGAAGCCCATATCGCCAAGGAAGAAATACCCATTGCCGCTGGGCTGCCAGTCTATGTGGGCCTAGACTTTGGCCTGACACCCTCCGCCACATTCGGCCAGAAGGTGAGGGGGCGGTGGTTTGTCCAGTCAGAGATTGTGGCTGTGGACATGGGCATTGTCAGGTTTGCCGAAGTGTTGAGAAACGAGCTGGCTACACGGTTCCAAGCCTGCTCCGAGACTGTCATCTATGGTGACCCGGCTGGTGACTTCCGGGCGCAGACTGACGAGTCCACGCCGTTCCAGATTCTTAGGGGCGCTGGCCTCAGGGCCTTCCCTGCGCCGTCCAACTCTGTGGACCTACGAGTGGAGTCTGTGTCTTCTCAGCTTACGAAAATGGCTGAGGGCAAGCCTGCGTTTCTTATCGACCGTCGCTGTTCTATGCTGATCAAAGGCTTTGAGGGCGGCTATGCCTACAAGCGCATGGAGGTGAGCGGCGAACGCTACGCCGACAAGCCAGACAAGAACATGTATTCTCACGTTCACGATGCGCTTCAGTATATGTTGCTGGGTGCGGGCGAGGGCAGGGCGCTTATCAACAGTCAAAAGCCAGCAGCTCCGACTGTAGCCAGCCGCAACTTTAATGTCTTCGACCGCAAGCCAAAGCAGAAAAAGCAGAGCTTGTGGCAAAGAATCGCCCGATAGGTTATACCTTGAGAAACTGGATAGGAGACTGCCATGTGCATGAGGGGGACTGGGCCGAGTGCCGCCGAACGGGAAGCTGCGGCGCGGCAAAGAGAAGAGGCCGAAGTTGCCAAGCGCGCTGAGGTTGAGGAGCGCGCTCGGGCCAAGCGTGAAGATGTGACCGAAGCCATTAGCGGTCGTAACGTTCAGGCCGGTCGTCGCGGTGGCGCTGGTCGCCGCTCGCTGTTCACTTCGATGTCGGGTGGTTCTGGATATGCAAGCAGGTTCTAACGTCGCCAAGCACTACCTTGAGCGATACAACAAGGCGAAGGCATACCGGGAGAACTGGGTGCCTTTGTTCGAGGAGTGCTACGAGTATGCGCTTCCTCAGCGGGAATCGTTTTACTACGAGACGCCGGGCCAGCGTAGAGACGAACGCATCTTTGACGAGACTGCGGTTGTTGGCGTGCAGGAGTTTGCATCCCGTCTTCAGTCTGGCTTGGTTCCGAACTTTGCGCGTTGGGCTGACCTCACTTCTGGCTCCGAGGTTCCGCCTGAGCAAAAGGACTCGATTGACGACGCGCTTGATACCGTCACTGAGTATGTCTTTGAGGTGATCCAGAACTCCAACTTCTCGCAAGAGGTGCATGAGTCCTTCATGGACTTGGCCGTTGGGACTGGGGTGCTTGCCGTTGAGGAGGGGGATTCGGTTAACCCCATCATCTTCTCTGCTATCCCGCTGCCTCATGTGGTGTTGGACACTGGGCCTGACGACAGGATTGATCACGTCTACCGTGAGCGGAAGAACGTGCGCTACGATCAGCTTTCCGTGCTGTATCCGAAGGCTACGTTTGACTCCAAGATCACGGC